AGATGGTTCTGGGTCAGAAGACTTCTCCTTCCGCCTCTCGTGCTGTTATGGAACAAGAGGATGAGTATGAGTCTTATACTCAGGCACCCACTGCCGAGAGTCGTGTAGTGGAAGAACTGGAGCAATCCTATGCCCGTTCTAAGTCACCTTCACTTCCCGTAGTTAATTCTGTGGATGAAGATGAAGATGATGCTCTGAGCTACTTTCAGCGTCTTGCCGAAGAGTAATTAACTAGTCAAACGGATATCATCTCCCCTTTTCAGGGTTTCATTCACATACTGAGTGGAACCCTTTTTATATGGCATAAAATCATTCATGTCATTTAGAGCAACATTTAAAAATTTTGATTTCAAAATAAAGATATTTCTTTTATTTTCGTCTATTTTAATTTCATATTCATAATTTGTAACAGGAAAAGTAATATTTGTTTTTGTGACAGTTGTTTTCAATACATCATCATAAAAAGTTGTACTAAAATCCGATTGAACATGTAATCCACTTGATATAATTATAACACCAGAAGTATTCCGTACTTCTATAGTTTCATAATGATGAATTCCATTTAAATTTTCTTCGTTTTTATACTTATCAATTAAAAAATTAAAGAATGATTGCTGCGGCATAGGCCATTCTGTTTGAACATTTATAATATTGTTGCAAAGAAGAATTAACCAATCTAAAGTAGAATCTTCATAGACTTTATATGCAATAGTATCTGGTCTATCATCACCAATAATTTTATATTTTGTAAAGAATGAAAGATCTGAAAATATATCTGAACGTAATTTTCCTCTTTTAAAAAGATTTTTTACTTTATCATATTCTGATATATTTTGGGCATCAGAAGTTCTATTGATATATTCTAGATTTGGAATTTGGCGAAAATATGTTGGCATATTAGAAACCTATATCTGAAGTTCCTGAAGTTTGAGTTGATAATTTGGCATCAAAGAAATCTTTTTCGTAAACGGGTTCAAGTTCACTAAATCTAAGTGTTAATTGGTACGATGTCATTGTTCTTGAATCATCATCGAAAGTCATATATGTGCTATCGGGGGCATAATCAACATCACATCCGATTAATGCACAAGTTTTAATTCTTCCTATTGACGGATGATCTATTTCGTTTCCACTTTTATTATAAGTTATATATCTAATATCAAATATGTTTGGAGATTTTACAAAAACGTCACTACTTGAAGTTTTGACAGACATTCCCTGCTTGAAGAATCTAATAATATTTCTTACATGTGTTGCCTCATCTGAGTCTCTTGGTGACATCTTAAAGGTAAATGCAAAAGGCCTTAATGAAGGTCCATTAAATAATAATTCCAAGTTTGGATTAAGAATTGCACCACTGGCTCTTGAAAGTAATCCTTGAATGCCAACCGCTTCTTGGGCAAAAAATACTTTCATTGCATTTGTATATGTTCCAGAATTTGTTTTAAGTTCTTTAGCTATATTTCCCAGTATATCTCCCGCTGCCTTAGACATATCTTTATCTGATTCTAACTTTAAAGAAGCTCCTGCAGCATATGCTTGAATTGGATTTAATGTTGCACCATTCCAATCAACGCTATTGCTATCTGAAATTGATGGTTGAATTGGTAAAGTTACGGAACCATTGAGTGTTGTTGTAGATCTTCTTTCAACTGTCCTCTCAGAACCAAATTTGGCATTAATACTACTTCCATCATTTCTTTTCATTGTAAATTTAATTCTATCTTGCTTATTTTTTTCCGAGTTTAAATCTGAAGGATAATAATAATTTGCATAACTTGTTCTTACAAGATTACTATCTGAAATTGGTATGGCATCTATAGATGCATCTGTTATTGCAGTTTTACGTTCATCTGATGTCAAATCTGAACTATCAACCGACTGATCAGTTGGTGTGGCTGGTTTAGGTGCGCCGCCCCCCCCACCTCCAGGATCCGCAGCACCAGCATCTGCTGGAGCCGGAGAATCTGGTTTGACACCAGCCAGCTCAGCTAGCTGTAATAATTTAGATTGCACATTATCCTTTATTATCTTTGTTGTATTTGAAGTATATCCTCCCATTATTCCAACATCATTTGCAAATTCTTGTATTGAATTATATTGTTTAGATCCTGATCCTGTATCTATAAATTTATATGTTATTTTTCCATCAGTTTGAACTGCAAATCCTAATCTTCTAACAAACGGATCTTTTGCATCCTTAAGAACGTATAGATACCCAGATGGCCTTTGTGCTCCAATGGTTGTAAGTTTGTTTTTTCCATCTGCGTCTTTATATGCATTATTTACATAAGTAACATCATTACTAATTGTAGTACTTGTTATATTCCAGAAAGGCATTTGAAATTCCTAGTTGAATATTTTAATTTTTTAACTATTTAGAACAAATTTTGCATAATCAATCGATTTCATATAATTGATTTCTTCATCGTAGATTACGTGCAATTGTCCTGCTACTTCGTTCCAAGTATAATTTCTTATTGCTTGCGATGGATCTATATTTTGCCAATGAAAATTGAGTCCTCTAAATCCCCATTTATTAACTTCAAGTGCAGCAATTAATGGATGTTGATCATATTTGATTTTTGGAGTTTTTGCCTTATATATGAATGTATAGTAATTTCCTGGATTTGGAATAAATTCCAAATCTTTAAAAATATCAATAATTTCAAGCATTATTTCTTCTGAATCTGTTATATTTTTTATTCTGAATTTTAATATTTGAAGTCTATTTTTTTTGTTAGCTCTTTGATAATCTCTATCATTTAAAATTAAATTTACCAGCTCTTCTTTTGTTAAATTGTTATATGCACCTATAGAACCCCTTCCAGAAGTAGTTTGATAGTAAACTGTATATTTCTTTGCAATTTGGATTAATTCAGATTTGGTATATTCTATTAAAGGTTTTTCATATCCTGTGAGAGTCATTATTTAATCCCCAGCTCGTCTTCTGTAATTACTTTAAACTCCAGCAAATGATCTTTACACCACTCATCCGCCGCCTTCCATTTTGCCTGATTTACCGCATAAGTTTGTACTTCGTAAAGATATGATTTAGTAACTCTCGACTTTTGTTTTGGTGGCATGGTTTGTCTTTGCGGTTTAACTTCAACAACATATGTCTTGGTTTTTCCAGAATTTTCCTTTATTTTGATGATAAAATCTGGAAAGTATCTATGAATACGATTATCAGCTGGAGAAAGATAAGGTATCCAAAATTCTTCTGAACCATATTCCAAAATATTCTCATTTCTATCACACCACTGCATAAATTTCAATTCCCAAGAACTTCTGTATATAATATTATTCACATCTCCTTTATATTTTTGTGGATTTTGTGGATGAAATTTTCCTTGATGATATTTGGAATCCCTAGGCATGGTTTTATTGTTGACTACATAATATACTAGTAAAAGTATTTATAGATAGATGTCCGTAACGCCAGATTATCCAAAGCCAAGAAAACTGTCAGATTTAAAAGCGTCTATTTTAAATCCGGCATTAACATCACATTTTGAATGCTGGTTTAATTTGCCAGGAAATGTCAATGCTGGTAACCCTGGTGGCGTTAGAAGTTGGGTAAAACAAAAATCCAATTCTGGATTGGGTATTCCTTATGACGGAAATGAAAGATTTTTTTCTTTATCGTGTTCGGAAGCATCTCTTCCAGGATCTTCTTTGGCAACACATGAACTCAATAATGATCATACTGGAGTAACTGAAAGACATGCATATAGAAGACAATACGATACTACAGCATCATTTACTTTCTATGTAGATCATGATTATAATATTGTATACCTATTTGAAAATTGGATTTCTTATATTGTGAATGAACAACTTGCAAATGGATTAGAAACTGAAAGTTTTTTCTATAGAGTTAATTTTCCAAAAAATTATCAAACAACTTTACATATTAATAAATTTGAAAGAGATTACTCTGGAAGAATGTTGCAATATAAATTTTTAAATGCATATCCAATCAGTATTGATTCTATGCCAATTTCATATGAATCTTCCCAAATATTGAAATGTACAGTTGGATTTAATTATTCTAGATATGTTGTTGGTGCTGATTTAAATATCAGACCTACAACCACAGAACCAGAGATTGGAGTGGGTGTCAATGATTTGCCTACCAATCAAACTTCTACCTCTCCGATTGGTTGATAAATAATCACACTGAAGCATTTATAGAACATCATGCCTTTACCAACAATTTCTACACCAACATTTGAGTTGGAATTGCCTTCTACCGGACAAGAAATTAAATTTAGACCTTTTCTTGTTAAAGAAGAAAAACTATTAGTATTAGCACTTGAAAGTGAGAATACAAAGGAAATTACAACAGCAATTAAGAATGTAATTAAATCTTGTATTCTTACGAAAGGAATTAAAGTCGAAAATCTTCCTACATTTGACATTGAATATTTGTTTTTAAATATTCGAGGAAAATCAGTTGGGGAAGAACTAGAAGTTACCATCATTTGTCCGGATGATAATGAAACTTATGTGCCAGTGAAAATTTGTATTGATGATATTAAAGTTCAGAAGAAGGAAGAACATACCAACAAAATCAAAGTTGATAAGACAATTATTATGGAAATGAAGTATCCTTCATTGGATCAGTTTATTAAAAGTAACTTTGACTTTAATAATGAAAATTCAATGGATCAATCATTTGATCTTGTTGCATCATGCATCGATAAAATTTATAATGATGAAGAAGTATGGACATCTGGAGATGTTACAAAGAAAGAACTCATTGAGTTTTTGGAACAAATGAACTCGCAGCAGTTTAAAGAGATTGAAAAATTCTTTGAAACAATGCCCAAACTTTCGCACGAACTTAAAGTTAAAAATCCAAAAACTGAAGTTGAGAGCACTGTAATGCTGGAGGGACTTTCAAGTTTTTTCGCCTAGCCCTGGTTCATATGGATCTTGAAAATTATTTTCGTCTAAATTTTGCTTTAATGCAGTATCATAAATATTCATTAACAGAGATTGAAAATATGATGCCATGGGAAAGGGATGTTTACGTTGAACTCTTAAAACAGCATCTAGAAGAAGAGAAACTTAAACAGCAACAAAATGGATAATCGAACTGAAAGATTGCGTAAGGCATATGAGTTCAAACTCGGTAAGGATGTCGCATCTAAACTTTCTGACGAACAGATTCAACTAATTTCCCGTTATTACAGTTCTTTAAGTGAAGATGAGCAAAGGAAAATAGATTCCAATATTTTTATGGGAAAGACGAATGATCTTTCCGAAATGGCAAGTTCATTTATTGAAGAAAATGAAGAACCACCAGTTGCAAAAGCAAAAGTAACTGCAACCGCAACAAAAGAACCACCAAAATCATCATCAGTTCCTGCTAGAAAAAAAGGAGAAAATCTTGTCGATGAAAAAATAGATGAAAGAATCCTCAAGATAATTGGGATTGATGATACTTTTGATTTGTCTTATGGAACCTATAAAACTCTTTTAAAGGAACAATTAGTTTTAATTGATATAGGTAAACATAAAATTCCTCTTGAAGAAAAAATGTTGCTTCAAGATGAATACAAAAGAGTTAAGGATAAAATAGAAGAAGATAGATTTATTGCTCATAAAAAAATTACAGCAAAAAATATTGGTTTTACTAGTCCTATAAAGTTATCCAAAGAAAAATTTTATTTGACGACGAAGGCAATTATTCCTTCGCAAGAAATGTCTACGGAAAAAGATACTTCTGAAGACGTTAAAGATATTAGTCAAGCACTTGATGAATTACTGAAAAGTATTATAGGACAGAATAAAGAAGCAAAGAGAGATGCAGAGGAAAATACAAAAGAAGATGAGAAAAGAAAAAGAACGAAGAGAGAATCTGAATTAGAAAAACCATTAAATAAAGCAAAAATATTAGTTAAAAAAATAATACAACCTTTTCAAAGTATTCTTGATAAAATTTTTAAATTCATTCAATTTACTTTACTTGGATATGCATTTGATAAGCTTGCAAAATGGTTTCTTGATTCTAAAAATCAAGAAAAAGTAAAAGTTATTGGTAGATTTCTTAAGGATTGGTGGCCATCCTTATTGGGTGCATATGTTCTTTTTGCAACTCCCTTTGGTAAATTTATTCGCACAACTCTTTCATTATTAAGAACCTTGGGCCCAAAAATTGCAACATTTTTGAGAGCAAATCCTTGGGTACTTGGAGCAACAGCCGCTACTGCTGGTGTAATAACAATGGCAAATGAATCCAAAAGGATGCAACCATTAATACAAAAATCTCAAACAAAAATAGACAAAACATTACAAAGTAAAGAATCTCCTTGGTATGAAAAACTTGGAGCTTCTTTTGCTAATCAAAGTTTAAATGCGCCTGGAGGACCTAAAAATCCAATTGCATTTCCAATTCCAGGAGCAATGTATAGCGGTGGTGGTAAAGTAAGAAAGAACAATATAATAGATGCAAAAAATATTGCTTTTACTGAGGGTGGTGGAATTGATGACAGTAGTGGATTGAGGATTAATGGTGCAGGTCCAGACACACAATTAATTGCTGCACAACCTGGAGAAGTTGTTATATCAAAAAAGGCAGTTGATAAACATGGTTCTAACTTCTTTTTAGGATTGAATAAAAATGCCGGAGGAACAAATATTCCAAGGATGGTAAACAATATTCAACTTGCATCAGGTGGTGGAATGGTTGGAGCTGGAAGAGACACTCAACTTGCATCAGGTGGTGGAATGGTTGGAGCTGGAAGAGACACTCAACTTGCATCAGGTGGTGGAATGGTTGGAACTCGGAGGGTTATGCAACCTTCTACGGGGGGGTTATTTCAACAAGGAAAGCGTCAATCATATCTCAGAAAGTCTCAACAAAAATTTTTAGGAATTCCCACACCTTTTACTCAAAAAAGTAAAAATTTTACAGAATCTAATATTCAAAAATATAATAATGGAGGTGTATCTAAAATTATTGGGAAAATGCCAGATTATATAGAAAATTCATCTTTGCATAAAACAACTTATAAGACATCTAATTATTCAAATAGTAATACTACTTCTTCTGCTTCTACACCAACACAACAATCAATTAATACTTCTCAAAATTCAATTTTAACTCAATCTGGTACTGTCAGAGAAAAAGCAATGCAATCTGCTGTTAAAAATTCTGGAGATTTAAGAAATATTTTAAAATATATCCCATTTACTGGAGGATATGGAGATGTTCTTAAGAATGCTGAAAATTTAGGAACAAAGGAAATTGGAAATCAAAGAAAAATGGAAAGGCAAATAAAGGAAATCCTTGGTCCACAATCTCGTACAACCCCCCCAGGAATACCAGTAATTGCTTCTCAAACAAGAATGATTGTATTACCTCCTGTCAAATCAAATAATAAAAAGACAGATGTTTCATTTAAGGATGAAACAAAAATACCAGATTTTCAAATTACATCTGGAATACCATATAGAAATTTGGCACTTCAATCTTTAGGAATTGAAGATTTGGTGGGAGTGTGATATGACAGTTATAGATTCTAAAAAACTTTTACCACAATCAAAATCTAGTGGAGAATCATCGGAAAGTCCTATTCTTGTACCAATAAAAAGTATATTATTTAAAAAAGATGTAAATATATCGTCAAAATTTTTAAAGCCCTCTGAGGATAATCGTGGTAGTGCAGTGTCGCCAAAAAATATTCTTGTTATTAAGAAAAAAGTTTTAAAATTGAAGGATTTTATAGGAAGTACATATTTGATTCAACGGAGCGAAAATAAAAGAAGGGGGAAACAAAGGGAAAGAAGTAAAGTGGAAGAAAGAGAGAAAAAAATAGAAGAAAAACCAAATACAAATCTAACTGGAAATGATTTGCCAAAATTTTCTTTGCCTGGAGCAAGTATTCTTGATACAATTAATCGTTTCATTGGATTTACTTTACTTGGATATATTTTTGACAAATATAATGAATATCTTCCAAAATTATTAGAATTTTCGAAAAATATATCACCTTTAATTAAATTTGTAGAAATTTTCTCTAAAAATGTATTAGAATCTCTTTATACTTTTATTGATTCTGGATATAAAGCATACGATTTTGTTAGCAAATCAGTTGAAAACATTGGAGGTAAGGGAGCTAAAAAAGAATTCGAAGAATTTTCAAAGAATCTAAATCTTGTTTTAAATGGCGCAATTATTGCTGCAATGGCTGTTGCGGGAACTAGTAAATCTCCAAAGGGAATTGCTGGCAGTATTGGTTCCAACGCTGCTGCTGCAGCAACTGGTGGGTATGGTTATAAAAAACAACCTTTACCTTCTGGCGTAAAATCTGCAACTATTGAAGGTAGAGCAATTACGAGTCAACAAAGAATAGCAGAAAGAGCAGCTGCTAAGGAATCTAGAAGAATTTCTGGAGCTAATTTGAGAAGGGGTATAGGTGGAGGAGCAGAAGAAGCAGCAGTGTCTGGTGGTGTTAAATCTGCAACAAAATTGGGAATTGCGAGAGTACCTATTATTGGGGCATTGATTGGATTTATTGTTGATACACTTATTTTTCACGAAAACCCAAGTAGAGCAGCCGCAGGAGCAGCAGGAAATGCTGTTGGTTCTGGAATTGGACTTGCACTTGCTGGAGCAGGAACATTTGGTATTGGTGCTGGAGTTGGATTGTTAGTTGGTGGATTTTTGGGTGATATGGTTGGTAAATCATTATACGATGCTTTTACTGGTTATAAAGAAGAACCAATTCAAGCAAAAGCACAGGGGGGAACTGTTACGTCGGGAAAACAATCTAATATTACGTCAATAAGAAGAATTAAAACTACAAGAAAGCCAACAATAAAAAGAGTTTCCTCACAACAAACTCAACCAGGAAAAGATATTGGTGGAAAATTAAAAATTGAACAGTTATATGGAAAAGATGAACCAGGAAAAAGAAGTGCATTAAGGGCACTGAAAAAAAGTTCTGAAGATTTTAAAAAGATGAGATCTTTAAATGGAATTGTTGGTTTCATGTTTGGTGCTGGCATTGATATGGCACTGGGACAAAAACCAGACAATAGACTTGCGGCATCTCTTGGTAGTATGTTTGGTTCTGTAATTCAAACTGCTATTGATGGTGAGATGAATTCTTCTTTTAATGATATTTCCAGGACTTTAACAATGGCTAATGGTGGTGTGGTTCCATCTAGAAATATTGGCATTGATAGTGGTATGAGTATTGGTGAGAAAATTGGTAGATATATTTCAAATGCACTTGCAATTTCAATAGGGATTTCTGCAACTAAAATATTGCAGAACTTAAATAGAGAATTCAACTTGGCGGGACAAGATACAGTTCCTGGTGCAACTTTTGGTTCTACTCCAGATGGTGTTACTGGTGTTGATGTAAAAGGTGAATCTGTTGGGTTCGTTGGAAGTACAGGACATTCTACTGGAACACATATTCATTTTGAAAATATCACTGGTGCTAAAACGGATCTTCCAAAAAATGTTAGAGATAATATTATTGTTGCGGGAAAACCAATGAGTTCGTGGACTATAACATCTGGTCCTGGTCCACGTTGGGGTAAGTATCATGCTGGTGAGGATTGGGCAGCAATGCCACATGGCGCACCAATTAAATTATCCGGTGGACTTAAGTTTGTAAAATTTGTTAAAGAAGGTAGCGATCCAAGATATGATGGATATGGTAATGTAACAATTATACAAGATCAAAGAGGAACTCTATACCTACTTGGACATTTAAGTGGAGGACCATCGGATCCGCAAAAAATTATTGAACTACAGACACAACAAACAAAAGTTATTCCTTCAAATTTACAAGGAACTGGAAAAACAATTTCTGGAAAAGCAAGTTTTTATGGTGGGCCTAATGATAAGTATTGGGAAGGTAGACAAACTGCAAGTGGTGAAATTTTTGATTCTAGGAAACTGACTGCTGCAATGATGAGTCCTGGATTTGATGGTAGAAAGCCATTTATGGCAAAAGTTACAAATACTGCAAATGGCAAAAGTGTTGTTGTAAAGGTAAATGATACTGGGGGATTTAATCCGTTAGGCAGAATAATAGATTTGAGCCATGGAGCATTTTCAAAAATATCTGAGGTTTCTGCTGGTGTTATTAATGTAACTGTAGAAAAATTGGCATCGGCACCGAAACAAATTCCACCTCAACAAAACCAACAACCACCAAAACCAACCCCCAACCAATCATTGGGAAAAGTTTCTGGATATGGTAAAATTAATGGTTATGAATATTTTTATGCTGGTGGAAAATATTGGGAACGAAAGGATGGAGTAATTAAACAAATAGATGCTCGTCAATATGCTGCAGTAAGATATAATTCTCCATCAGATTTTGGTATTCCTGCTACGGTAGATGTAAATAAATTAAAATTGCCTGATGGTGGATATAGACTAAAAAGTGATTATGAAAAATCATTAATAGGGCCATCACAATCAAATGAAATTGCATCATTACGGCAACATCCATCATATTCCCAAAGTGGAATGGTAATTCTTCAAAGTAATACAATTGCTATTCAACCTGTCGAAGTTCCTGCGTAAATAGTAATAAAAAGATATGGGAAGTCTAGAGGCACTGAGGTTTAACAAATTTGAAGTTCATTCGAACGAAGGAATGGGTTCTGTAGATCTTCGTTCTGGTACTCCAAGAATAGAATATCGTGAAAGTGTTTTTGTGCCATATGTAACAATTACCTGTGCAATTGTTGATACGGGAAATTCTTTTGCGGCTAATGATGGATCTGGAAGTGCAATTAGTTTACTTGAAGCAATTAAATGTCAAGGTACAGAAAAAGTTTTATTTAATATAGAAGATGGAAAAGGAAATAAAATTGATTTCTCAAAAGATATTGATTTAAGAGTTTCAAATACATCACATATTGTACAATCTTTTAAAAGTGCATCTTTTATATTAACAATGGTATCTAAGGAAGCATTTGACAATACTCTTTTGGAAAATAGAGTGAGAAGAAGATTTGATGCTAAAATTTCTGAAATTGCAAGAACTATTTTAACTCAGGATTTAAAAACTGAGAAAAATCTTGATATTGATGAAACATCCAATGACTTGCATCAATTTGGAAGGGATATGTATCCATTTGAAATGCTTTTGGATATTCAAAAATTAGCAATTCCAAATATTGCAGATGCCAAAGGAAAAATGGCAGGGTATCTTTTTTGGCAAACATCTAATGGATTTCATTTTAAATCTTTAGATAAATTATTTGATAAAACTGGAAAAACAATCAAAAGATATATTGAAAACAAAAAAGTTGATAGTGAAATTCCTTTTGGATTTGATGATAAAATTCTTCATTCCCGTATTAATAGAACAACAAATGCTCTTTCTCAGTTTGAATCTGGAGTTTTTGGTACAGTATTGGAAGTTTTTGATGAAGTTGAAAAAACTTATACAAAAAAGGCACCTTTTATTGCAAGTGGTGAAGGAAATGGAATTATTGCTGGAAAATCTTTACCTACAGTAAATTCAGAATATCGAGATAAAGCAACCGTCCGTATTGTTGCACAAAGAGTGAAAGGACAAACTTTTTCTGCTGGAGATTCTTCTAAATCTCAGGTTGATAAAACTAAAAAAGAAAATTTACTTGTCGAAGAAGTTCTTCAACAGGCGCAACAAAATTATAGACAAAAATTTAATATGTCTTCGGAGATTATTATTCCTGCAGATTTTAGTCTTCATGCTGGAGATATTGTGTACTGTGAGTTTCCGGAACTATCCACTAAATCAACTTTGATAGGAAGTCCTAAAGATAGTGGCATATATATGATAGCGGATCTCTGTCATTTTGGTAATAGTTCAACATCTTTTACTGGACTTCATTTAGTAAGAGATTCTTACGGAGTAAAATAACCCAGATGTACCAAAATGTAGAATATATGAGGATTAATTAGGAATGGAGTCTCTTTCTCGCAGGTACAATAAAAAACTTCTTGAAGGAACATTAAATCAGCATGTCGTTGGTATAGCACAAATTGCCGATGAAGAAAGTGCCGTGCAAACATTGCAGCAACAAAAGTTTAATGCAGAAGGAACTGATATTCTTCTCAGAAGATATAAAATTAGAATTTGTTCTCTGCATGATGATACTGTTCCTGTTAAAGACTTGCCATGGGCATACGGGCAGGTAGCAACTTCGGGATTACGGGGAGAGTCTTCTGGCATTTCATTTTATCCCATTAATACATTTGTAACAGTATTTGAGGATCCTCAAACAGGACTCTATTATATTGGAGATGTTCATCCAAATAGTGTAGGTTCTTTGCAAACAAAAAAAGCACCGGGATGTGCTCCTGCAAGTGGATTTAAACCTGGTTCAGCATTATTTTATGTGCCAGATACTCATACTGATGGATCTAAAATTGTTCCAGGATCGGAATGGTATGGGGCTACGGTTCCATCAAAAGCAGATGATAAGCAAGATAGTCACAATGAAGTAATTACTATTCCGACAGCATGTAAACCAGTAAATACTGCTGCTATTAATGGAGAACTTGAAAACTTAGTTAAAGGAATTGAAAAATTAAGAACTGGTTTAACAGGAAAGGATAGTTTCTTGGCAACCAGTCAAAATTTTTTAAATTCTGTACAGGATAAAGTTAACTCTGTATCAAAAAATATTTCAAGATGGATTACTTGGTTAATTCAAGAAATTCGCAAGTTTGTATTGAGAAAAGTAAATGCAACAATAAACAATTTAACAGGTGGCGTTCCCTTAAGTCAAAGATATCTTATTAATGAAACAACGGACAAAACTCTTTCTCTAATTTCTTGTCTTTTTGTGCAATTACTTCAAAATCTTGAAAGTTTAATATCACAATTTTTAAATGCTTTAATTGACAAATTTCTCAATACAGCACAATGTTTAGTTGAAAATTTTATTTCAAATTTTATTGGACAACTGTTGGGGCAAATATTTTCTGCAATTAATTCTATTTTAGGAACAATTTCTGGTATTTTGGGTAAAGCTGTCAATATAATTAATGATGTTTTTGATTTTGTTAAATCAATTATTAATTTGTTGGAGTGTAAAGTAAAAAATGTATGTCCAACAGTTGAAAAATGGAATTTTCTTGAGGGTGCTCAAAATAATTCATTATTTGGTAATTTAGATTTTACTAAAATTTTTAATGATGCACAGAATATTGCAAATAGTTTTTCAAAAATTATTGATTTGCCCGAATCCGGAACTTTTAATTTTAATTTTGACGTAGAATCTGCTCTGAATAATGTATTAAATGGTTGTGGATTGGATACCTTCGCTTGTGGGCCACCAAATGTAGTTTTTTGGGGTGGAAATGGTTCTAGTTCTGCTACTGGAAATGCAATCATTGGCGCAGCAGGAGATATATTGGGTGTTAATATTACTAATCCTGGAAATTATACTAGTGCGCCATTTGTTGCATTTCAAGATGATTGTGGAAATGGTACTGGTGGATATGCAATTGCCGTTATTGGACCAATAACTATAAACACTGCTACTGGAACTGCCGGATCCGGAACTGTTGCGGGTGGAACTGCCGGATCCGGAACTGCTGGTATTGGAACTACTGGAGGTACTAGAGGTGGAACTGCTGGTATTGGAACTACTGGAGGTACTAGAGGTGGAACTGCTGGTATTGGAACTACTACTATTACTGGAGTTACTGATGTCATTATAATAGATTCTGGATATGGATATATTCCTGCACCAAATGGTGATAGGGGAGGTATTGGAAGGATTTATGCAAATAGATGTCAAAGCGTATCTAAAAATGTTGATGGAAAAACTTCTCTTCCATATAATCCAGGAGAAGTTATTACTCTTTATCCTGGAGACATTATTAGATTACCTGGAAATAAAGAGGTGTTGATTACGAAAGATTTTCAAGAATCGATGATAGCAGGATCTATTGTTCATAACAGATTAGTCATTCTTAAAGATATGACTGGATTTGATGACTCTAAGGGAACCGATCAAGGGGCTCCAAATCAATTTGGATATCTGAATGATTATCCATACGCAAAATTATTAGGATTTTCTGATGTTGATATTCGTTATTATTTGGAAAATCAATATGCTGGAAAAATAGGTCCGGAAATGCGAAAAGTATTGAATAATCCCAATTTTGGTAAATTGCCCCCAGGTTTGATTTTTAAAATTAAAAATATGATTGGATTTGATGACTCTAAGGGAACCGATCAAGGGGCTCCAAATCAATTTGGATAT